CGCTACACCTGATATAATATAATTTAATCCTAAACACGAGAAAAACATGCAAATCAATTGGAAAAGTAACACCTCCTCCGGCGCATTCAATATCGATTTCATCGGTGAAGGTTTAGTGTGGGCGCCTGTGAAAAACATGAACGACTCGGGCTTCTGGTTTAAAACGAAAGGTGAGCTCCACTCTGCCTCCAAGGTAAAAACTACCTCTATCGTTGATGTGGCTGCCCTGGAATCTATCAATTCCTATGTCGAGATGTTCGTGACTGAAAATCGGCTCGAACAGATGCTCGATGTGATGATGCGTGAAAAGCTCTTGCCATTGGAAATGACGTCCATGGGTGATTTTATCCGAATGGTTTATGCTGATTGCATCAAGGAATCTCAAGATGAAATCGTGAAGAATCAAATCGATATGAAAAAGCTCGGGAGCCCGATCGCCAACACGGCCCGCCGGTGGTATATCAACAAATACAATACGAAAGTTTAATATGAAAGGTATCGCAGTACTGATCACAGTTCCCGCATGGGTAGTGGGAATTGTTTTGGCCCAAGGATTTTGGTCCACTTTCTTTGCAATCTTTGTGCCACTTTGGGCATGGTATTTGACGGTAGAACATCTCTTGATTCACTTTAAGATCATCTGATGAAAAAACTATTTAGTTTCGTCCCATACCTCTGGTCTGAAATTTCAACCGACGCAAAGATGGTTCTTATCATGTGTGGCTTTATTCTGGGCTATATGTGGGCGACAATTGTTTATGGGCCCATGGGTTTCGTACTAGCTATAGTCGGTACCGCTTCTACAGTGATTATTATTCTTTTGATCCATTGCAGTATCCGTACGTGTATTTTTGTTCGGGAAAAATGGGTCTACTGGAAAAACATGAAATGAAATATCTTAAATTCATTCCTTATTATCTGGCGGAAATTGGCGGGGATTTTGTATTTTTTCTCAGCCTCGCGTTCGCCCTGATAGTTCAACTCGTCACGTGGTATGGTTTTGGCTTCCATACATTCCATTATTATGTTTTCTTCCTTGGGGTCCTGCTTATGCTCGCTAGCGCATTCATGTGCTTCTTGGCTTTGCTCGTCTGGTGCTTTGATTTTTACGAAATGAGTTTCAAAATTTGGAACGATTATAAGAGTGGGATCAAATGATTCAATATCGTGAGTGGGCTCGAAAGAAGGATAACAGTGATGGATGGACGATCAGTGCAACACCATACAAGTTTGAGGGTTGGTTCTTGTTTGGGTTTATCCCTCTCTATGTTCGGAGGATTGGTGTATGATCGACTTCGATAAAATTGAGATGGATATTTTGTATGATCGGAATCCAGATCCAGATTATCCCAGACATGTGATCGAGGCACTTGATACCTACAAGGCTCAGATCGACTATAACTGTGATCGTTTCATTGAGCAATACGGCTCGAAGATTGATACAGAAACAGTCACAAAATATACCCGGTTCATGAAAATCCAGAGTGAAGAATATTCAAAAATCACTCGCCTAATGAGAGTTATCAATGCATATGCAAAATCCTGACGCATTCACCTTCGTGACGGCCGAAGCCCTGGCCAGCGCGACCATTAAGATGACGGATAATGTTCTGTTCCGCTCGGCCACGGATTTCAGTCAGTTCATTGAAACCGAGGCAATCAAACAAGATCGACCCTGCACGGATATCATTCTTGAGTATTGTGATGAAAAAGATATTGAGCCAGATGCTGTTGGCAAACTGATCAACGAATCTCTTAAGGGCAAGATTGAACTCGAGATGATTGAGAGCGGTCTGCTCGAAAAACGGAACACGCTGGAAGGTTTCTGATGAATGGTTATCAAGTCTGGAAAATCCATCGGGCAGTGAAGATGCACTTCACCTCGAAGAATTATGATCTTTTCCAATACCAAGGAAAGTTCGTTCGGGATGATGTAGCCTCATTTCAGAGAGTTCGGAGGAAGATGATCTATGAGATGATCTCATCCAAATTTGAGAAACCCTACAATGCAGTAGAGTACTTCGTTTCCAACATCATCTATACAACCTCGGATGAAGCCTTAACCGTGTCGGCCTGGGATAACCACGCAAAGTGGATTCGGCAGAAGGAATCCCTAACCAAACTCATCTCTGACGATCTTGATATGATTGATCTTGAAGCTGATTTGATCGGTGATGATCTACCGAATCTCCTGCGGCTGATCGTGGCTGGGAAGATCATGCCCCAGACCGCCTGTGCCATCGATGCGAATATCCCCTTTCTACAGACATGGAAGAAGAAAAGTTATTTCGGGTTTGACGAAACCGTGTTAAAATTGACCAAACTACCAAAATTCTGTAAGTACAATCAAGACCGAATTGCCTCCATCATTGCCGATAAACAACCTACCTCTATAGGTATGAATTATGAATCTTGAACGTGGCGACCTTGCTACTGTGTACCATGCTGGTACCGATAGCTACTATGATGCTATTATCGTGAGAGTAGTTTCTAGAACTGAAATGGATGAGCTTGATAACTTCCTATTTGGATCAATTGATGATGATCCCCCCAATAACCAAAATGAAAATTTCCAACTAGTAAGAAAACTGTGAAAAACAAGCCTGAGTTCAAAAGCCCCGAACATCGACGGGAAAAGATCGTTGAACATTCCAATCTGGAACAAAGAAAATCAGTCCGCGACAAGCGGTACTATGTTATCGATGATGATGAGGAAATCGACCGGCTCTTAGCAGATGATCTGACAGCGGGAGATAGTTTTGATGCCCACCAGGAAAGCCGTTGATGGCAGTTTTCAATCCAAATAGAAGAAGCTCGTATTATTCCTATAACACCGCCTCGAGCATCGGCACAGATGTTGAGCTGGAAACATTGGCTATTACTGGTGATGTAGTCTCCCATCCAGTGGAGCCAAAAGTTATGTGGGAAATCTTGATTCCATCCGAGAAGAGAGTAAAGTCTCCCGAGCCCGTACGGTCTCGCGAGCCCGTTGATGAAAAAAATGAGACTTTTAGAATTAGTGCTCGATCATCAAATCTCAGAGCATGGGAACAATGGTATAAGCAAAATTCTTATAGCATCGAATATCATAATGTCTGGGATGCCTTTGTTCGAGAAGCCACCGACGGTTTAACAATCGTGCTTCCCACCAGGAAGCAGCGGGCTTCATCGGGAGGAGAACTCTTCAGTGAAAAAATGATCCCGGTTCGTATCATGGCCACCAGAGCGGAAATCGAGAGGATCATAGATTATACTCTGGGCTACTATGATCAGGGAGCAGTTCTATGCTATCTGGTTTCAACAGAAGTTATTCTACGGCATAGGGGCTAAGTTATTTTGGGTTTCAAGTTTGTGTGTTATAATTGAATTTAGGAGATAAAATGGCGACTGGTAAAAGTGGTAAGAAAGCAGGGCCCGCAGGCACTGCATCGGCGATGAGCCAAAATGTTCGTAAGATGGGCTCACCCGTCTACAACGTGATGTCGGGTGGTGTAACTATCGACTGGACGGATAAGATTAGTGAAGCAGTGGGTTCGTTCGATGAGGCAGCGACCTACCCGAAGGTTATCTATTCCATCGCTGGTCCGAAGATTTCGGTGATCCGCAAGATGGATTGGAATTCCAACAACACTAAATAAGATATGCTTCCAAGGTTGTTCTAGACCGGCAGCATAAATCGCCTCATACGAGGTATTCAAAACTAAACCCCTGGTGGGTTACAAAAAGGAAAAATCATGTCTCTATCTATCGCTGATCTGCGCGCCCTTCGCTCAAAGGGTTTCGGCCAAATCACAGAAGCTCTGAACAAAAAGAGTGAATATGCTCGTGATGACGAAAACTACTTCAAGTTGGTCGCCGACAAAGCTGGTAACGCTTCTGCCGTTCTCCGGTTCCTCCCAAAACACGCTGATGACGAACTGCCATGGGTTACCTATTTTAGCCATGGTTTCCAAGGCGACAACGGTAAATGGCTCATCGACAACTGCCCATCCACCCTGGGTAATGCCTGTCCCGTCTGCGAAGCAACTCGCAAGCTCTACCAGGGCACCGAGGCAGACAAGAAGATTGGTGCAAAGCGCAAGCGCCGTACCCACTACGTATCCAACGTGATGGTGGTTTCTGATCCCAAGAATCCAGACAACAACGGCAAAGTGATGCCTTTCAAATACGGCAAGAAGATCTTCGATAAGATCCAAAATGCCCTACAGCCGACCTTCGAGGACGACAAGCCAGTGAACGTGTTTGATCTCTGGGAAGGCGCGAACTTCAAACTTCGTATGGCAAAAGTGGAAGGCTTCCCCAACTACGACCAGAGCACCTGGGAATCTCCATCCGAGATCGCCAAGGATGAAGATCGTATCCTGGAAATCATGAATTCCGTTACTCCCCTGGCTCCGATCCTGGCACCGTCCTTGTACAAGTCGTACGATGAACTCGCCAAGAAACTGGCGATGATCGATCAGGATGGGGCTCCTACCCCTGGCTCTGCAGCCGAAAAGGTTGTTGAACAAATGCGCGCGGAACCTCAGAGGAAGGCAAAGAAGGCTGACGCACCAGCGCCAATCGAGGAAGCTTCGGCCCCAGCATCCGATGGTGACGAGGACCTGACTGACTACTTCAAGTCACTGACTAACTGATATGAACCAGCAAGAAATCATTTCCCAGATGGAAAATCTATACCAGCTTCAACTCAAGGCTGGTAATCTTGAAAAAGCCCAGCAGATTCTAACCGAACTCGTCCGGCTTCAATCTCAGAATGAGGATCGGTCTGAACGACAGGCGAGAGATAAAATTCTGCTAGGGTAAACAAGGGGGACTTCGGTCCCCTTTTCGTTTTATAAATAATGGTTTGCCTGTTCAAGGATCATTATGCCAGGAAAATCAGATGCTTTTGAACTGGACGTCCTCCGTCTGATCTTCAATGCAACAGCCATTACCAACATCACGGAGGGTTGATGATAATCTTCATCTACTCTAATATCGTTGGTACTAGCCCGATTGCAGATGATATTGTGGATACTATAACAGACCCGATTCTGAAAAATCCGTATCTGCCTTCAGTATCCTATAGCGACAACTTCTCTGTTGATGTAGAGGTAAGTGTTCTCTATCAAAATGATCTTGGTGATCAAATTCTACCAGCCACCTTTGTGTTGATAAATCCAATACCAGGTTTTAAAGTAGAGAGGCTTTCGAGCAACTCTATCCGATTGATTGGTAACAGAAGCACCGACTTCTCCGACAAATACCTCTTCGTGGATGATATGGGCCAAGTAAATCCTGGATTGTCGGATAGTATAGGTTTTAAGGCTCTCGTGGAGTATCAGATGCCCACGGAAATGTCGAAATTAGCCGAGCAGTTCTTGATCGTGGGAACTCCGCCAAACCCATTTTTAGGGGGACCGGCTCTTTCATCAAATGTATATCTCAAGCAATGGGCCTACTGGAATATATCATCGGCGGAAGATAACATTCAACGACTCGTATCGGGGGGCGTGTAATGCCTGCAATTTCAAGAAAAGGTGATTCAGTCATGAGCCCCGATGGTTTGGGTTATCGTTGTGGCGCGCCCATGAAAACCTCCGTGGATGAGGTGAACACCGTGAACGTCTATGCCAACGGGATCCTTATCGTGGCCCGGGGTGATATGATTGCGCCCCATCCAAAGAGGGGCTGCAGCACAGATACTTCCACGCTATCCACGCATAGCAGCAGAGTATTCATCAGCGGTGATGGGGTGGGAAGAATCGGTGACAAGTACAACGACAACACCATCACCCGAGGATCTTCCAACGTCTTCGCGGGTTAACGGAAGTTTCTACCCAGCAATCTATTGAAGGTGGGCTCGGGAGATCTGATATCTGGTCGGGCATTCATCACAGTGGTGCTGGATGTATTCACGGTGTTGATATTGGTACTACCCTTCTGGGCCACTGTTCCAGGAATCGCGGCCTCTTTCTTTGCTTGATCCAATACCTCTTCCTTGACTGCCATATCCTGAGTGGATTTTGCTGCAGAAGGTACCGGAGTCTTGCCCGGCACAATCACACTGGAGGCAGGCACAGAGATACCCGCGGCTCTCATTGCCGTAGCCACTGATTCACTCACGGGCTTACCCTCTGCCAGTTTCTTTTTACCATTATTCACCAGTGCCTCATCATCGGCTCTCTTGATTTTCTGGGCATCGGTCTCCATGCCAAACATGCCCTTGAGCTTATCCACCCCATCATAGAGGGCAGTGCCCACGGTAGCACCCTTGGTTCCGGTGATCGCCTCGGCAGCAGGGTTTAGGACGTAATCATTCAACAAGCCCCCGGCCTTATAACCAGCATAGCCCGCGGCGCCAACGCCCAATGCCTGACCCGCGAATGGCAGCATCCTCATTAGGGCTGGGCCCGCCTTCTTGAGCATATCCATGCCAGGAATCTTATCCATCAGGGTATCCATCAGACCGCCCTTGGCTTCCTTCTTTGGTAGTACCTTCTCACCGTCCTTCTCTATCTTCTGATTCTTTTGTTCCTCATACTTGTCCTCCTCGGAGGCCACGGAATTCTTCACAAGAATCTTTAGTTGAGCAAGCTGCTCCTCGCTGAGCTCGAGTAGTTCCTCCTGCATGGAGTTCTTTACCTCGGCCATGAACTCTCGGTTCTTGGATTCCTCGGGGTATTGCTCCCGGATCGCGGCCTCTTGGGATTTGAACAGAGCATCAATTAGAGGCTCTTCCTTTCGGATGGTCTCCTTCCTTGGCCCGGCTTCCTTCTTCTTCGCGATACTTTGTCGCTCGCCCATCACATAGGAGAGTTGCCGTTTCTTTTTCGCCAGTGCATCAAGTTCATCCGAGGCCAGATCGGCGCCCTTTATACCGGATTTCTTCAGTGAATTACGGCGTTCCTCTTGCTCGTTGATTTCACTCTCGAGCTTGGTTTTGGTATCGTAGTACTTGCCCGCGATTGAAGAGGCCTTATCTAGACCGTGTTTCTGGATGAGCTCCCGACCTCTATCGGTACCAGTAAGAAAATCAGCGGCCCACTGGGTCTTTTTCTGTCTCTGTTCGGCCCGTTCCTTCAGCGCGGATGAGGCAGTACCCAGGACGGTACTAAGCAATCCACCGCCGGTCTTGGCTGAGAGCATATCCAACATACCCGCGGGAGAGGATAGTTGCTTGGTCGCGGCCATCACGGGTGCATAATGATTCTTGAGGCCTTCCTTCAGCGATCCGCCGGCCGACATGGGTGCATTGGTCTGCTTCTTAACGGTCTCCCCGGCCTTGATGAACTGTTCGGAGAGTTTCTTGATAGCCACCGTGAGCTCTTGCGAGTTCCGAAGTTCCTTATCCTTCTGGGCCTTGATTTTGTCTGCCTCGTTCATGTGTTACCCTTTTAGTTTTTGTATCTCGTCTTCCAAGTGCTGCTGCAATAGTGTAATGTAGATACTTCTCTCATAGGGAAGCATGTTGTCAAGCTCAGTCAGTGAATACTTGTGTCGCTGTAGTAGAATGAAATTCGTCTGGTAATGGTTCTGCAGTGTATCATGAGAGAGACCCAACAGAAGCATATTCCTGACACCTTTTAGTTTTTGGCTCATGCAAAGCAGTTATGGATACCGCGGATTGTTTTCTTGTTCTCGTGCTTGCATTTAGGGCATGTCCAGTCCGAATTTACCGAGACCGTGGGTACATTCTGGATGAATTCTTTCAAGAGCGCGAATTGCTTACCCGTGAGCTTGTCGATAAACTGAATAATATCTTCGATCGGCTCATCCGAGACTTTGAGTGATTCGCTGGCCGTGAAGATAGTATCAATCGAGGAGATGATTGCCCGCGACTCGACCTGGGTGGGATCGTTCATCTCGTGAATTGCCACCACATCATCCAGTGTGGGATACTTCATCTTCACGCTCAGTGTATCCGAGAGTTTGATGGTTTTATCTGCAGCCAGGTTCTCGACCACCGCGGTCCGGATATCAATCGAGAGGGTGGTTTCTTCCCCGCAACCCTCACACATCATGACTAGCCGGGAGAATTCTTCTACCGACTTGGCTCTGATCTGGAGGAACATGTACTCGATATCAAAGATTGCGAGTTTCGCGGGCACAGTCATGCATGCATTCACTACCATATTGAGGGTGGTGAGCATCGTGGGAATATCCTCACTCTCATACGCGGCCAGCAGGGCTCTTTCTTCCTTCACAAAGAAGGGGCGGAACGATACTTTCTTTCCCGTGGATGGGAGCTTGGTCTCATACAGGGGTGTCGGATTCAGTGATGACAAAGACATAATTAAGATTCCTTCAGTTTATTTATTTAAGGCCCGATTAGCTCTATCGGTGATACGATAGACATAGTGAGTTTTCAAAGCTTTTTCAACATTGCAGCAAGTTCAGCAGGGGTGCCCGAGAAAATAACGTTATTCGTGGTGTTGTTCTGGGTCGCAGTAACATCCGTGACCTTGATATTGGATACTCGAGTTTCGACCATGTGGGTATCCATGACGCGGGACGAGAGATCCGCAGAGGTCTGGATCAGATTCGCCACCACCTCATAGGCCCGGGGAGACTCTGATTGAATCGCCACGTTCAGGGCGTTCTCGAGGGCCGATGTGGCGGTGGCCATGAGGTTCTTCAAATTGTTACGGGCCTCGGTGGCATCATCCTGAATATTACTGGGCGGATAATCTACCGCGGGCAGCTTGACAACGGGAAGAGGGTTGATGTCAAAGACATCCGATAGTTCATTACTCATAGTGTATTTCCGATGTTCGAGAGACTGGTTCCATTGGTACTAAACAAACCACCCATTTCCTTCAGGGCAGATGTGATTGAGGCGGTAGCGCCCGGGAGACCCGCGATTGATTCTGTGGCCCGGGTAATTGCAGTCCCCGTGGCGCCCAGGTTCGCGCCAATACTTGTGAGGGACCCGGGCATGTTATTTAATTGAGATACTACTGCCAGTTTACCCGCGGTCTGGGCCAGATTGGACGCGGTTTTACCAAGCCCCGTATTGATACCGACCTTGGAGAGCAGTGCATCAATTGAACCCAGCGTGCCCGCCACCGTGGTGATCGCATTTGCCCCGGCCGAGATTGGACCAGCAATACCATTCACAGCGGTGCCAAGTTGGCTCATGGTGTTACCAAAGACACCCATGTTGAATCCCGTGGAGCCCATGAATCCGCCTAGCTTAGAACCAAAGGTGGGCTCGGTCGGCGCGGTCATACCAGATGCTTCCAGGAGAGCCTGTGACTTTTTACCGAGCTTCGAGAAATCAACCGCAGTCTGGTTCCCATAGTTGGTGAGGCCATAGAGACTACTACCCCCGATCAGAGTTCTGGAGGCAAAGTTTGGAGACTGTGTGGTGTTACCAAACAATTCTGGATTGGTGATGGCAAAGTTCGGAGTAATAAAACCGCGGCCGCCCCCGGCACTTGAATATTGCTTGGTCGTCACGTTGCCCGAGGCATCAATATCCAAACGCTCCCAATACTTGTAGGCAATAGAGACGTTAAGAAATATCACCTCTTTCGATGTGCTGCCCATGTTATGGTCAGAGATGGTCTTGGGCCAGGCCTCGTGTAGCCTCATACCAAAGATGGGCACGCCATTCTTATCGGTAGCGAAAATCTGAATTTCTCTCACATAATCAGAGTAGTATCCCACAGATCGGCTCGAGCGATTGAAAATCTGCTGGGTCCAGTCCTCGAAATACTTACGGACACTGAATCTATGATCAACCAGAAAGTTCATATTCAGGGGAGGATAGTTGATACCATATGGTACATCAGTGACCTCACCGAATATTCTGCTCTCGACCGACATAATATTGAGGCCCGGAATATTCATGGACTCGCATAGCAGAGAGATAGTCTTGTTGCTCTCGGACACGTTGTTATTCTTTTGATCCGAGACATCGGGCATGAGCACAAAGTAATATGCGGCCAGCGGTAGACCCACTCCCTTGATATGGGAGATGAAGTTCTGCAGAGTATTAGGATTTGACATATTACCAGGTTCTATTCAAGGTTGAAGATTGTTGCCAGATAGAAATTGTTGGGGCGCCCACGAATCTATGGCATGGAAGCATCATTGCAGTGGCCCAATCGGTTGGTTTGATCTCTAGAAAGGGGGAACGGACGTGATCAAATCGGTATTGCTTAATACATGCCTGGGCCAGTGCGGTACCCGCGAGACCTTGAATTTGACCCCAGGAGATTTTCATTCTCGAGGCATCAGTGATATTCGGGGTCGAGGCGATCTTCAGCAGTACTCGGAACAGGGCAAACCGGGCTGGATAGTCCAGATAGTGCATATTCAAACCATGGAAGTTATCCTGTGTCCGGGACAGGGGAAAGATCAAAGGGAAAGTATCGTAGTACGGCAGTTTGTCCCGGGTCATGGGCATATAGTAGAATGCATACATCCTGGTGGGCACAAGATTGGACGTGAGCTTCATACCTCCATCCTTGGTCATCAGATTCCTGGGTGTGACTCGAGCCTTCTCCATGGCCTTGATCTGAGTTTCAAACCATGCCTTGGACTTCTTCACATCTTTTAGGTCGACATGATACGATTCTAGTGCTGTTTTCATTTTATGTTTAGATGTTTTTCTGTGATAACCATGAATGTGAGGTCATGCTTGGTGCAGAATTCCTCTGCGGCCCTCCATTTAGCAGTATTAACTGCGTATGTTTTGGTCTCCTCATATAGCCGCTTAGTGTTTCTTTTGGCTACCGGGGGCAGGGTCTGGGCCTCGGGCTTCACCTCCACTAAATACTTTTTGATCAGACCCGCATTGGTCTGCACCATCATAATAAAATCAGGGAAGTATCGGTGGACTCTATTGTCCACTGGGCTCATGTAGGGAATAACCAGTTCTTCCGAGCCCCACTTGAGAACCTGCGGATTGGTATCCGCGTAGATCATGAACTTTCTTTCCCAGGAACTTCTGTATACTATCTTGGCTACGTCACCCACGTATTTTTCTGGATTCTTACAGAGATAAAGGCCTTGGTGGTATTTGGGCATAGCACATAAATATACAAATAACAAAGTATTTATCGGGAACTCATGGCCACACAAAACACTACATCTCTATCATTCGAAGGCTCCAGTGGCGCCTATGATGTACGGCAATTGACGTACCCGATGGATCTACTCGAAAATGGTGCTTCCAACAAATATAGCAGCAATCGGGTGGTGTTCTTCATCAATGTGAATGAGTCGAGCAAGACTGCCAAAGGTACGTCGGCCCGCCCCTATAAGCTCTATGATATTCCAAAATCCGATCTGCCATTCAATTCGGGCAGAAAATTCTCGGAGCTTGGTGATGTTCTTCCTTTTGTCGGAGAAACAAAGAAGAGGCTTGCGGCCGCAATTGTTCTCTACATGCCCAATGCATTGGTGCAGGATACTACGGTCTCCTGGCAAGAAGAAGATCTGGATAGCAACGCGGCAGCCGTTATTCGGGCGGGTCTACAAGTCGCAAAGGGAGATTTTGCCGGTGCAGCCGAGACAGGTTTATCTCAGGTCGGTGCTAATATGCTTCGCAGCGCGGCCAACTTTGTTTCTCCTCTCACCCGGGTGACTCCTGGTAATACTCGGGCCGAGCAGCTGTTCAAGAAGGTGAACTTCAGATCATTCAATATGAACTACAGTTTTGCCCCAAAATCAGAGCAAGAGGCCGCCAACGTTCTCTCGATCATCCGAATGTTTAAACACCACATGCTGCCCGAGTACAAGGATGGCTTGGCTACTTCCTTTCTATTCCTCTATCCCTCCGAGTTCCAGATCAAATACTATGTGGGACCCAAGGAGAACCAGCATATTGAGAAACAATTAACCGCGGTCCTCACTTCGGTCTCGATCAATTACACACCGAACGGAATGTTTACTACCTTCCCGAATGGCATGCCACAGCAGATCGACTTCACCATGTCATTTACCGAACTTTCGTTGCCCACGAAGGAATCTTCCCCGTTTGATGGATTGGGTGTATAATGTTCTTCAACGACTTCCCTCTTATGACGTATCTCTACCGTATCAACGGGCAGGACGAACTTCGCGTGGTCAAGGATATCACCCTCAATGTCCGCGTGAGGAAGAAGATTCTGGCCAATATCACCCTCTTCGAGGACTATGATATCATCGATGGGGATACACCCGAGAGAATCGCCAATAAGATCTATGGCAACCCGGAGCTACACTGGGTGATCATGCTGGCGAACGATAAATTCTCGAACATCTCGGACTTTCCCTTGTCCAACGAGACTCTAGAGAAGTATGTGGAATCCAAGTATGGCCCGGGCAATCGAGATGCCCAACACCTTCTCTATGGCAATCCACATTTCATCAACCAGGAGGGAAAGGTGGTGTCGGGCCAGTTGCGCACCAACTCTTTGATCCTGGGGAATCCAGCGATCGATGCTCCCTGGGTTGATGTAATATTCAGGAATGATCCAATGGCCATGCCGGTTTCAAACTATGAGCACGAGTTCAAGGTGAACGAATCCAAGCGCCGGATCAAGCTCATCCACCCGAAGCTTATTCCATCTCTCATGGATGATCTGGCCCAGGTCGTCACGGATATTACCTTCTAATGGCAGATCTAAAAGTTCAACCCGGTGGTGTTCAGATCACACAATGTACCATCCTGAAGCAGGATACTTCTACCGCCACGGATGTTTTAACACTGGTCGAGAGTATTACTCTATATGAGGATCTATTCTCACCCTTCATGACGGGTAAAATCAAGCTTCGGGATACGCTGGATTTCTTGAATTCCAATGGTCGCTTGGGCCCTGATCTGGTGAAGATTCGGGTGCAGCCGCCCGAAGTGCCAAAAGAATTCTGGATCGATGATGTGTTTGTGATCTATAAGATTGCCGACCGGACCATAGTATCCGACCGGGCCCAGACTTATTCTATCTACTTTGCCTCTGTCGAGATGCTAAGAGATATCAACTCTAGCATCTCTCGTAAGTTCGAGGGTAGTTGTGTTGATGTGATCACGAAGATTGCCCAGACCTATCTGAAGTCGGGGAAGAATATCATATCTGATGAGCCAGGCAGCAATGTTACCTATGTATCAAACTTCTGGAATCCCACGAAGAACTTTTCCTTTATCGCTGATCGGGCCTATGGAAAGAATGGGGATGCCACGTTTTTGTTCTACGAGAATCGGGACGGTTTCAACTTCAAATCAATATCATCACTGATGGCCCCCGAGAATAAGATCATTCAGAAGTTTGTGGCCTCTGATTATAATGGTGTGGTCGGCGAGCAGGGCACCATGGCCGCGGGCGTGGTTACACGTGATATGAAGCTTGAGTATGCCAACATCCTGGGTGTTCGTATTGATATGACATACGACTTTGTGAAAGATTACCTGGACGGTGCTCTTGCCACTAAGCTCTATAGTAATGATCCTGTCACCAAGAAGATTCGGTATGGCACCTACAATTCCACAGAGACTCCCTCTGCACTGAATCCAAACCATCTCTATCCCGAGAATATTGTCTCGGTCCTGAATCCCCTGATCGGGAGTATCAACCGGACCTATGGTATGTTCGTGAACAGAGAGTATTCCAACTATGCCCGGGTGCAAAAGAGAACTTCTGTGCTGCGATCTATCCAATCATCCAAGGTGGAGATTGACGTCTACGGTCAGACCCACTATACCGTGGGACGGAAGGTTAACCTGAATATGAACCAACTCCGGGAAATTCTGAAGGTGGATACCGAGGCGGGGCTGGTTGATAAATTGTACAGCGGCAACTATATCATAACAGCTATATCCCATCAGATTGGGCGGGAAGGCTACAAAGCCACACTGGAACTCAGTAAAGAAAGCACGATTTTAGCATGAATATCTACTATGGAGTGGTCGAGGACCGTATCAATGATCCCCTGAAGTTGGGGCGGGTACGCGTAAGAATCTCTGGAATCCACACGGAAAATAAACAAGAGCTGCCCACGGCAGATCTGCCCTGGGCTCTTGTGATGCAGCCCACTAGCTCTGCGGCCAACTCGGGAGTTGGCTTCTCGCCCACGGGTATTCTTGAGGGTACCTGGGTCATGCTCGTGTATCGGGATGAGGATCAGCAGTCACCGATTGTTATTGGTACCTTGCCGGGTATCCCTAGTATTGATAAAGTAGTTTCTAATCCAGGAACCACTTCGGCCGTAGTTTCCTCGGATGGGACTGCCTGGAAGGATAGTTCTGGGGCACCGATTAAATCCGGAAGTACCGGTGTCGAGAAAGAATTGGTCGCCGAGCCTGAAGATGACGCCTCGACTTTGGTGGTGAAGAAACCGTCGGCAATGACGACTTCCGAGGAGGGTTTCAAGTTTCTCAAAAGCCTTGAGGGTCTGGCCTCGCTGGTGAAGGGTCGGGTAAGAATTGGGAATGATAGCACACCGGATAGCACACTGCTCTACCCGTACCCAGATAACGGCAATCTTGCTATTGGATGGGGCAATCAATTTATGCCCGACGGCAGTCGAGTAAATTCGGAAACCGTGATCAGCAAGGCCGACGCGGATGAATTAAAGTTAAAATCCCTGAGAGAGGATCAACCCGGGCAACCCGCATTCGAGAAGTCGGCCCGAAGATTGATCAAAGTACCAGTCACCCAGTCGATGTTTGACGCCTGTGTTTCAATGATCTACAATATGGGCGCAGGTGGTTTCTCGAAAACCGAGGTACTCACGGCGTTGAATGCGGGTAAGTATGCAGCCGCGGCCGCGCTGATTCCAACGACAAAGAACAACAACGGTACTTTGACGAGTCGGAGGAACAAAGAAAAGAATCTATTCCTGAAAGATGGAATTCCAAATGCCGATGGATCCGTGGAGAAAGTATTGGGCGATAGGGCCGCGGTTCTCGAGACCCCGCCCGATGCAACAAAGAATCCTGTGGTTTTGGCTCCGGTCGGGGCCCCGGGTGTTACGACCAGCGTGGGCGCGAATCCAACACAGCTGTCGGAACCAGGATTCTCTGATCCCAATAAGATCTACCCTAAGTTCCTGGACGAACCCGACACCCACCGCTTGGCCCGGCATGAAAAGCTAGATGGAACTATCGTGGTTCTAAAGGAAGCGGCCCGAGTTACCGGTGTTCCATGTGCCAACGGATCCAACTGGAACCAACCGCGAATCCCATACAACGCCCAGTATCCTTACAACACTGTGTATTCATCACCCTCGGGCCACGTGCAGGAGTATGATGATACTCCGGGAAATGAGCGGGTTCACTCATATCACAAGGCGGGCACCTATACCGAAATTGATGTGAACGGCACCGAGGTGCATCGGATCGTGGGTGATTCCTTCACGATCATAGAGCGAAACGGGCATATCTTGATACGGGGTTCTTGCAATATTACTGTGGAGGGCGATGCAAATATACGGGTCGAGAACAATACTACACTGGAAACACTGGGAAATCTGGACGTGAAGGTCGGTGGTGATGTTGGTATCGGGGCTGGTGGCAATATCCGGCTTGCTTCGGGTGGAGATATTTCCCTGGATGGCGCGAATGTTCACTTCAACTCGGGTATGGGTGGGGGAGTTAAGAAGGCATCAGGATCCGCACAGGGTCAGGCTTCGTTCGCCCCCCTGAGCACCCCTAACCGAAACGACTTCGTTGATTATTCCTATGAAACACCCGAGGAGGGGGATAATACTGAATTTCGAGCGATTCAGATTGCCCGGGGTAATATCAATCCGGATGAGGTGAAAACAGAAAAAGTTGAGGAGGAGACAAAAGTGCCAGAAAATAAAGTTCCTGTGCCGATCGCGAGTGCCAACTGTGATGCTATCATGAGTGAAACAAAATTCACCTATGCGTATAAACTCACGGATAACTTTACCCTGGGTGATATACTTACGGGCAACGGAAGATCTATACCCTCTGGTAATAATGTGGGATTGAGTGCTCAGCAAATTGTGTGTAACCTGAAACAGCTTGTAATTCATGTGCTAGATCCTGTGAAACGGGCCTATCCGAATATGGTGATCACCAACTCTTGGCGGTCGGAGGCGTACAATACCAAGATTGGTGGTTCCAAAACATCCGATCACATGACTGGTTGCGCGGCCGATCTAGTATTCACTGGATTCAATTCTAAGCAGACCTTTGATGCGTGTGTGGCGATCCAGAAGATGCTGCCCGCATACAATCAGATTTTGCTAGAGTATACTAACAACTCCATGTGGATTCATATTGCGTACAAATCCACGGGCAACAAGATGCAGACCATGACGATCAAGAACCACTCCACATATAACAGATCTTCTTTTGTTTTGTTGAGATAAATAAGCAGATATGACACGACTCACCCGTACCTTTACCGACATTGACGCACTATTCGAGGCAAATCCGAATACCGGAGACGTCTCTGTCAGGACCAACGATAGGGCTATCAAGTTTGCGGTACGCAGTCTGGTCATGACTTCCTACTACGAGAGATTATTTCACCCCGAAATTGGAACACCTGTCAAGAGGCTATTGTTCGACAACATGGATGACATGTTTGTTCTCACAATGACTGAGTCGATCACACAGGTTTTGACTAACTATGAACCCAGGATCGACGTTCTCAATGTGGACGTGGCCCCGGTTCCCGACAATAATCGCGTGTATATCACAGTTGTATTCCGCATTAAGAACACAGAGAAACCACTTGAAGTGGGCATCACATTAGAGAGAGTACGATGAAGCAAATCCAAACCGACGGTCTTTCCTTTGATGAGATCAAAGCCAATCTGAAGACTTTTCTTCAGGGCCAAAGTGAGTTCGACTCCTACGACTTCGAGGGTTCTGCTCTTACAGTTCTGATCGATCTCCTGGCCTACAACACCCACTACAATCTCTTGTATACCAATCTGGCAATAAACGAGAGCTTTATTGATTCCGCGTCCAAGAAGGCTTCTGTGGTATCCCTGGCCAAATCCCTGGGCTATACAGCAAAGTCTGTTATCTCTGCCAAGGCAATTGTTACTGTAACTGTGACACCACCGGCTGGATCAAATCTGCAGACTCTTGCTTTGGCCAAAGGTACCGTATTTCAGGCCGTAGTTGGTGATAAGAATTACACCTTCCAGCCCCTTTCAAACTACACAGCGACTCGCAACTTGACCACCGGAAATTTTGTGTTCGGGAATGTGGAACTTGTGGAAGGTAGCCTTTCAAGTGTGGCCTATACCGTCACCAATACTTCAAAGTATGTGATCCCGAATGCCAATGTGGATACTACTACCTTTGAGGTTCTCGTGTCCGACAATGCTTCCTCGAGTATTGTGAATCGTTTCTTCTATGCAGAAGATATGCTCCGTCTCACCGACAATGATTACTACTTCTTTATCAAGCAAAGAGAAGATCTCTTGTTCGAGGTGTATTTTGGCAATGGCGTGCTCGGTGTGGCTCCTGTTAACGGCAATGTAGTAGATATTTCCTATCGAGTCTCGGCCGGGGAAGCAGCCAATGGCGCATCTAGTTTCGTGATGTATAGCTCCTTCTCCTCCCCCTTTACCGTCACCGTTGGTACCGTGCAACCAGCGCGAGGTGGGCGGGAATCAGAAGATATCGAGTCGATTCGATTCAACGCACCCAGGGCCTGGGTAACACAGAATCGGGCTGTAACGGCTCTGGATTATGAGACCATTCTACAACAGTTCTATCCCAACATTGAATCGGTTCACGCATGGGGCGGGCAAGATAATGTACCGCCGGTCTTCGGAAAGATCTTTATTGCCGCGAAGCCCTTCAACCGGGAAGTCTTTGACCCCGCGGAAAAAGAATCCATGTTGGGCAGCCTTTTGCTAAGACGCGGTGTGGTTACCGTGGTACCCGAGTTCGTGGATCCAGAGTATTTGAACATCGAGCTTCTTTGTAATGTGTACTACAACGAGAATATCAGTCGTTGGACCGGGGGCGAGCTTGAGAATATTGTGCGAAATGCTCTTATCTCTTACTCGAGCACACTGAACAAATTTGACTCGGTGTTCCGTTTTTCCAAGGTTTCTGCTCTTGTGGATAACTCGGATAATGCGATCACCTCTAACTCCATGTCGCTTCGGGTTCGGGTGCCTGTACAACCCACCTACAATGTGAATGTGGGCTACTTGATGACACATACCAATCCAATCGATAAAAAAGTTGGGGGCGGTTCCTTTTATACGTCCAGATTCTTCAATACACTGAGTACATCCCGCACCTATATCTCGGATGATGGCAATGGTATTCTCAAGCTATACTCTGAAGATGCATTGGGTACTCCATTATTCATCAGGGATATCGGTACTATAAACTATACTACTGGCTCATGGAATATTCCATCGCTCACGATAACCTCTCTGTATGATCCAGTTTTGGAATTCGTGTTTGTGCCAGAGAGTAATGATGTGGTAAGTAATAAGAACCTTATCGTGGGAATCAGGAATGATATCTTGAAGATCACCGCGATCTCTGATAAAATCGCTGCTGGTATTGGTACCGGCGGGGCCAACTTCACCTTTACTGCCCGATAATGGAAAATCCAACACTTGATCTATTCCTCGCGGGGCAGTTCCCCGAGATGTATCGTGAAGAGTTTCCAATGCTCATCACGTTCATGGAGAAGTACTATCAGTACTTGGAATCAACCGAGAGCGGGAGAGTGGATAACCTCCGGAATATTGATGCATCATTGAATCGTTTTATTGATGAGCTAAAATCAGAACTCGCGAAGAATGTGCCGAGCTTTGGCCAAGTATCTGATGAGGAATTTCTGAAGGTTGCAAAGCAGTTCTATCTCTCCCGTGGTTCCGAGGACTCGTTTAAGTTCCTGATGCGGGCCATGTTTGGAAAGTCGGTCGATTTAATCTACCCGGGCAATAGTATTCTCAGGGCCTCGGATGGCAGATGGATTCAAGAAGTTTCCATTCGAGTCAAAGTTTCCGGGCCCGTGACTGATTTGCTAGAGGTAGCTGTAATCCAGGGTAACAGATTCATTCTCAAGAAGGATAGGGATGATATGGGCTCTAGTTTCCTCTCGACCAACGTGAAGAAAATCACCAACACGGTGTACGATATCTTCCTTGATCGTTCATACAAAGCCACGATCGACACCGGTGATATCTTCTCCTTTACTACTTCGGGCGGGATCACCATCCCGGGTGTTGTTATCAACACTGTATCCGGGGGAGAAGTTATCAATGGTGGCCCGGGGCAGGCTATTCTAACTCTGAATAATAAACAAGGTTTCTTTGCCGGCGTCGCATTTATTATTCCGGGCGCAGGCCCTGAGGCAAAGAATAGTATCATCCGGATTACAGCAATGGATCCGGCAGACCAAAGCCGTATCTCAAAGTTCGACATTATCGCACTGGGCAACGGTATCAATGTCCCCAAGTATGCGGCAATACGACCTCAACTCCGAGAGGCCTACTTCACTTCTAATACACCGGGTGATTTCACGAATCTGGGCTATAATCCTGGTTACCAGATTGGTGATGCATTCGTGCGGATTGATGTTGGCCCGTTGATGCGATTCCGCGGGTTCTATTCTGCCACAAATGGTTTTCTATCGGATGATATCAAGCTTCAGGACGGCAACTATTACCAGACTGGCTCGTATGTGCTTCGGTTGGACGAACAGCTGGCCTCATATAAAAATGCGGTTATGACGCTACTGCACCCAGACGGTATGGCACTCTGGGGTCAATATGACTTGCAGAACAAGTTCCAGATATTCCCGACACTGAGAGATGCAGTACGTGAATTCTTGCTACTTTTCCAAGAGCGAGTAAATTCCTCGGATACATGGGTGCATAATACGCTTCTGAATAAACCGGAGATTTTACTTGCCCCCGATACATGGTCGCATAATACTACCCTGCCAAAATCCGATCTATCAAGTGGTGTGGATACGTGGACACATCAGAGCACATTGGCAAAATCCGATCTATCAAGTGGTGTGGATACGTGGGCACATCAGAGCACATTGGCAAAATCAGAGATTGCCATACCGACCGAGACCACAGTTTTTGCTGCAGCAAAAACTATAAATGACAATATAAATAGTTCTGATACAGGGCAGTTGATTCTTATCACAGGTCAAGATTATGGAATATCAGATCCATCATATTTTGCTGGCATCTTGATAGAGGATGCATATGCAACAGGCTCAACAACAATCACCAGAAACTGGTAAAGGAAATAAAATGGGAAACGTAACTGAAAAAACAAAGGCCACGGGTGATTTGTTTGTGCGCCGTTATGACGAGAAAATGAACCTGGTCGAGGAAAAACATATTCCCAACCTGGTAGTAACAACTGGCTTGAACTATATGGCCTCCCGTATTCTCTCGAACGCTGCCGGGGTCATGTCCCACATGGCCGTGGGTACTGGGGCCGTGGCTCCAGTAGCTGGTAACCTGGGACTTGGCACCGAGATTCGGCGTCAGGCATTCAACTCTTCCACAGTGAGCGCAAACACAGTTACCTATCAGACTACCTACACCCCTGGTTTTGGTACTGGTGTTCTGACTGAAGCCGGTATCTTTGATGCTGCTTCCGCTGGTAACATGCTGTGTCGAACAGTCTTCGGTGTGGTAACAAAGGGTGCTTTGGATACAGTTTCCATCACTTGGACTGTAACGATCAACGCTGCCTAATAACAGCCCCTAGGGAAACACCATGGCATTTGTAAAATTTAGAGGCAACACCACTACTCCCGTGGCTCCGACCGCCACGACTGCTAATAATGCACCTCTAACGAACCCAGAAATTGACGGTAACTTTAGATCTATCAACGATAGTCTAGAAACTACCGTCACGAACCTGGGCAATCTTACCACGACTGTCGGTACCAAGGCGAACACTGCTAGCCCAACTTTCACGGGCACGGTTGTGGGTATCACAAAATCTATGGTGGGCCTGGGCAATGCGGATAACACTGCTGACTCGGCAAAGAGTGTTTCCGCGGCTGTTACCTCTGGCTCTACTCTGATTCTTACTTCCCGTGATACCAGAGCGGTTGATAACACACCAGGCGCTGGCGTTGGGATTCGGGCAGACTTGAAGTCCAACACCACGGACGGGTTGAATGACGGCGGCACACTGCACGGAGTTCTTTCCTTCCAGCAATTCTCGGACGCGACCGGCGGTGGAACTCGGCAGCTAGGCTTCACCGACAACAACAATCTCTGGCTTCGCGGCTCGGGCAGTGCATTGACGGCATTCGGTTCCTGGAAGCAGATGATCGACTCGAGTAACTTTGGAATCTACGCGCCGACTCTAACCGGCACCGGCGCGTCGGGCTCGTGGAACATCACTGCAGCATCGGCTACAAATATGACTGGCGGCGCGGGTGGGCAGATCCTGTATCAGAGCGCGGCTGGTGTAACAACTCGACTCCCCAACGGCAACGCGGGCCAGTTCCTGCAGTCCGGTGGTGGGGCGGCCGCCCCTGTTTGGAACGAAGTTTTCATCCCCACCGCAAATAACGGTACGCTGGGCGCTGCTGTGACCACGGCTGGCGCCACAGGAACCTCGGTTGTAACAAACTTCTCGGGTGCCTACTCGGCAAACTCGAATAGCAACGTAACTGTGAATGTCGTGGTGGGCCCTGCAATCTCCGGTCTAGCCACCATCATGAGTGGTGCGACTTCTGGTTTCCTGAGGAAAACCGGTACTGATACCTTCACAGTTGATACGACCACAATCAATGATGCAGCCCTAACTGTGCCTGCTCCGGTCGCCGGCGCCACCAACACCACATTTGGTATCTCTATGAGTGGCGCCTACTCGGCAAACTCGACCACCAACACCACGATCGATACTACGGTGGGCCCGGCTCTTACTAACCTGGCCGCGGCAATGACGGGTGGAACACTCGGTATTCTTCGGAAAACATCGGCCGATACCTATGTGGTATCTAACGATGCGGCCTTGCTTACCAATCTGACTGCTGCCAACGTAGTAGGTACTCTGGCCAATAACACCACCGGCAATGCTGCTACTGTTACTAATGGTGTATACACGACTGGTGATCAGACGATCGCAGGAATAAAGACGTTCTCTAGTCCGATTGTAGCAAGCATCACTGGAAATGCTGCGACCGCCACCAACATGGCCTACAGCGGGCTCACCGGCGGCGTGCCCACGTGGAACCAGAGCACCACCGGCAACGCGGCCACCGTGACAAATGGCGTCTACACGACGGGCACTCAGACCATCGGGGGCGTTAAGACGTTTTCCGATGTGGTGAACCTCACCAGCAACCGGCTGAGCATCAGCAACGCGACCACGCCGATGGTCGAGATGCACCTACCTGGCACGATCGCATCTGCTTGGTATGTCCAGGCAGGCTCAACCCGGCTTGCCTCTACCTCTGGAAACGGCATCCCAAACACGATTTATTTGTCGATCGACACGTCCAGCAATCTCACCGCCAGCGGCAACGTCACTGCCTTCTCAGACATCCGCCTGAAGACCGATATCACCAAGATTACCGACGCGCTGGCGAAGGTCAATCAACTCAACGGCTACACCTACACCCGGATCGACACCGGCGAACGCCAAACGGGTGTGATCGCGCAGGAGCTGCAAAAGGTGTTGCCCGAAGCGGTGATGGATGACGGCGAAACGCTGTCGGTAGCCTACGGAAACATGATGGGGTTGATGATCGAGGCGATCAAAGAGTTGACAGCCCGCGTCAAAGAATTGGAGGCTCGCTGATATGCCACTTCAAGGCTCTGGTCAGATTAGCCTCGCCAACCTCGCCACCGAGTTTGTTGACGGCGCACCGCACAGTCTCTCTGAGTTTTACCGGGGCGGCGCCCGGGTGCCCAATGTCGCAGCGAACAATAGTGTACCCACGTCTGGCGCGATCAGCCTGGGCAACTTTTACAACGCGGTTCGCATCTTCGCGTTTTCCTTTGCGGGTGGCTCGAACTTGAACCTGCGCACGCTCGCGGTGGCCGCTGGTTGGGATCAGTCTGCGCCTGTGCAAGCCACCAACACAGGCGGCGTGACGGGCAACCCGGCGCTCATCATCAACGGCTCGTTCCCCGGTGGGGTTGTTTTCATCAACAACAGCACGATCAGCAGCACCACGGGCGGCACGGGGGCGCAGGGAA